AGTAGTTCATTGAATACTATTGAGAGTAACTTCTCGAACATCGAAGACATTTACACTTCTCTTATCCAGGTTGGTCGTGAGCATCTCGCAGCTGAGCTTCTCTATGGTTGGATCAAGAATGAAAAGATCACTCAGGGGCAGCTTGAGATTCTCATCGCGGCTCGTGATACTATTCGACTCGAAACTCTTAAAAATCAACTCAACAAGGAGTAACTATGTTTCGTAAACTCACCGAAGCTCTTGGTGCGACTCTGGCTCTTGTAGCTATTGCAGTATTGATCGCGACTCTTTTCATCTTCATACCGTGGCTCACCATCTGGGCTATCAACACTCTGGTCACTGCAGGCGGTGTGGTCGGCTTTCACATTCCTCTCAACTTCTGGACGTGGTTGGCAGCGCTGCTCATTCATGGCACTTGGATACGGTTCAAATCGTAGTCCTATACAATCTCGTCTCTAGTTGATAGAATGAATCTATCAAATGGAGGAGGAAAACATGGCTCTCATCGGAACGAACTATCCGTATTCGCTGTTCTCCTACAACAAAGATACGGCGACCTTCTCGGTTGAGGCTTCTGATCTCCACGGTGGTTTTCTCAGCCGGCTCTGGAATGATTCCTGTGATGAGGGCTTCGTCATTCTCGGGAAACGTGGCTCTGTGGGTTTCTATCTTGACTTCATCGAACGCGAAGGAAATGATGGTTCTATCGTCGCTTGGCATTTCCGGGCTGGTCACAGATACCTCAATCATCTCAAAGCCATAGTCTACAACGACTAGGAGGAATAGCATGTCTTTCGAAGGTCACCGTCTCACTAAGAAATATCGTAAGGAAGTCAACGAGGTTGCCGACGCTATAAAGGAGTCGATCGATGACAACTTCACTCTGTATGATGTACCCAGCTCTGCTCTGAATATCGATAAGTTGCTGAAGACCATATAAACGGGGAGGAAACGAAGACAATGGCCAAGATCATCGGGATCGACCTGGGAACGACGAACTCCGTGGTGTCCGTGATGGAGGGGGGCGAGCCCAAGGTCCTCATCAACGAGGAAGGGAGCCGCCTCACGCCGTCCGTCGTCGGGTTCGCCAAGGACGGACAAATCCTGGTGGGACAGGTCGCGAAGCGGCAGGCGGTGCTGAACCCGGAGAACACCGTGTTCTCCATCAAGCGGTTCATGGGGCGTCGGTACGACGAGGTGGGCCAGGAGACCAAGCTCGTGCCCTACAAGGTTGTTTCGGGGCCGAACCAGGACGCGCGCGTTTCCGCCGCCGGCAAGGAGTACACCCCGCAGCAGATTTCCGCGCTGATCCTCGGCAAGCTCAAGAAGGCGGCCGAGACCTACCTCGGCGAGGAGGTCAAGCAGGCGGTCATCACGGTGCCCGCGTACTTCAATGACTCCCAGCGGCAGGCGACCAAGGACGCCGGGACGATCGCCGGCCTCGAGGTGCTCCGGATCATCAACGAGCCCACGGCGGCGGCGCTGGCGTACGGGCTCGACCGGAAGAAGAACGAGCGGATCGCGGTGTTCGACTTCGGCGGAGGCACCTTCGACATCTCCATCCTCGAGGTGGGGGACAACGTGGTGGAGGTCAAGTCGACCAACGGGGACACCCACCTGGGCGGCGACAACCTCGACCAGCGCCTCATCGAGTGGATCATCGACGAGTTCCGGAAGGACCAGGGGATCGACCTCTCCAAGGACCGCACCGCGCTGCAGCGGCTTAAAGAAGCCGCGGAGAAGGCGAAGATCGAGCTCTCCTCGACGATGGAGACCGAGATCAGCCTGCCGTTCATCACGGCGGACGCCTCGGGTCCGAAGCACCTCCAGATGAAGCTGTCGCGGGCGAAGTTCGAGCAGATGGTCCAGGACATCCTCGACCGGACGCTCAAGCCCTGCGAGGTGGCGATCCGCGACGCGGGCATCCCCGTCGGGGAGATCGACGAGGTGGTCCTCATCGGCGGCTCCACGCGCATCCCGAAGGTCGTGGAGATGGTCAAGAAGTTCTTCGGGAGGGACCCGCACCAGGGAGTCAACCCCGACGAGGTCGTCGCGGCGGGCGCGGCGGTGCAGGCGGGCGTCCTGGGGGGCGAGGTCAAGGACCTGCTGCTGCTCGACGTGACCCCGCTGTCGCTGGGGATCGAGACGCTGGGCGGCGTGATGACGAAGCTGATCGAGCGCAACTCCACGATCCCGATGCGGAAGAGCGAGATCTTCACCACGGCGGCGGACAGCCAGCCGAGCGTCGAGATCCACGTCCTGCAGGGGGAGCGGGAGATGGCGGCGGACAACCGCACGCTGGGCCGCTTCCACCTCGACGGGATCCCGCCGGCACCCCGCGGCATCCCGCAGATCGAGGTGACCTTCGACATCGACGCCAACGGCATCCTCCACGTAAACGCCAAGGACAAGGGGACGGGGAAGGAGCAGAAGATCACGATCACCGCGTCCACCGGGCTCGACAAGAAGGACATCGACAAGATGGTCAAGGAGGCCGAGGCGCACGCGGCGGAGGACCGCAAGCACAAGGCGGCCGTCGAGGCGCGCAACCACCTCGACTCCCTGGTCTACAACACGGAGAAGACGCTCAAGGAGAACCGGGAGAAGGTCCCGGCCGACGTGGCATCGAAAGTCGATTCCGCCCTCGCGGAAGCGAAGGAGGCGCTCAAGTCCGAGGACGAGGGCGTGCTGAAGGGCGCGGCGGACAAGCTGCTCCGCGAGTCCCACGCCCTCGCGGAGCACATGTACAAGCAGGCGGCTGCGTCGACGGGGCAGGCCCCCGGCGGCGGGGCGGAGCAGGAGAAGGCCCCGGAAGGCGACGTGGTCGACGCGGAGTACGAAGACCCGGCGAAGAAGTAGCCGGCACGATCCCCCCGCTTCCGTCCCACTGGTTGTCCACGCCGGCGATGCGCATCCGGACATACCCCTGTCTCGACGGCCCCCGCGTCGCTCCCGACGTCGTTGACGACGACGGTCGCCCCCAAGGTCTTCAGCTCTCTGGCTAAAGCAAAGAATTACGTCGACTCTCTTCCCAGACCCTCATGGAAAGGTGATGACTACTATGAGGTAATGAGGATCGGCTTCACTCTAGAATAACACTAGTTGGTGACGGCTCAGCTGTATGCTAGATCTTTGAAATGTGCAGTCTCTCAAGTTTTCTTCAAGCTCGCTGTAGAATGAGACTAGTTGTGCTCGTGCTATGAGCCTGCTACGCGTGTCTCGGCAGGGCTATGCGAGGACTGTGGGGACGCGGCAGAAAAACGTATACCAATGGGGTCCCCCCTATGTATAGGCGATAGCGCGCGAGACAAGGTCCCTTCGTACATAGGCGCAAAAATCTCTAGAGACCCTCAGAGATTTCACAGAGAATCTTCACGTCTCGCTGTAAAAGCTTGTTGAGAAAATCTAGAGAGCTAGCTAGAGCACTTCACAGAATTAATGAATGATCATTCATAATCATGAAAGCACTGCAAGCGTCCTCAAAAGACCTATACAATCTCTGCTGATTATGGTATAGTACTCTCATAATGCTTTAAGGAAATACAAAACTCGTTTATAGGAGTAAAAACATGGGCTGTTTAATACTGATCGCATTGTTTCTGGGATCTATGTGGCTTCTTCGTTCTTACATTGTCAATAAAGATGAGATTCAAGACGACACTGATGAAAGAACTGCAAGTGCTAATACTGATGCTGAAGTTGTAGCTGGTTTGGCTACTACGGCTCTCTTTCTCTATACGACAGGAGATCTCAAGTTCAAGCAGTGTAAGGATGGTCGTACTAGTGTAAAGCTATTTGGCAATATGTTTCCCGATAACTCTATTGACTTCAAGCTTCCCTTCTAGAGAGGAGATAGAACTTCATGGAGCTCGCTTTCTTAGCACTCGGTGTTGTATACCTCATTGTTGTCGTTCTAGTCATCTTTCCAGACAATGAATCTGCACGGAAAGGACTCTCGGCGTCTACTAGAACAGCTGTGGGAATTGGAATGTCTCTATGGGCGGCGGCGAAAGCTCTCAAGTTCTATCAAACTCCCTCGGGAACTAAGATGAAGATGTATGGCAAAACTATTGGAAAACTTCCCTTTGGAATGTAGATCATGTTTGTGGTTTTTGTTTCTAAAGAATAGTAAAAGGATGATAAAACTATGACAATTAGATACGACAAATTCCCTCATCGAAAAAGTGAAGAAAACGAGAAAGAGCTTCATGATGCTCTCAATAGCAAAGCTGCTCTCATGGTAGAACTTGAAATGAATAAGCAGGCTCTCGACAATCTTGCTAAAAAGCTTACAGAGACAGAAAAGAAAATAGACAACCTGAAAGAAATAAATAAGACTCTCTCACTGTCTTGTGTCGATAAGAACATTGAGATTATGCGCTTGAATACAATGATCAAGAACATCATTCATTGTGAAGAGTGTGGAAGCTCTTGGTATTCCGATGGCTTTACCTCTTCTTGTCCTACTTGCAAGATTAGCGCTCTCAAGAGGCAGCTTGAAGAAAAACCCAAGAAAGAATGGAGATTTCTCACTAACTTTCATAAGAATGAACTGCCTCTCTATAATAATGTGATACATTTATGGGAAAAGCATGTCTCGAATACTCCCAGGTTTCTGATCAGGGGCTACGCTGTTGACAATAATGATAATCCTATTAAAGATTACATGTCTTTATGGGTCACTTCTAATGCAGAAAAAGGTAGTCAGAGTCTTACTAACTTCTGGAACTTCTTCTTTTCTATCAAGAAAGAACAGGAGAGAAACTAAATGATTATCACAGATAAAAGGACTTCAGGCTTCAAGATCAAGAGACACTTTGCGTTTTTCCCTCGAATTGTAGTAGATCTGAAAGATAATCAGGAAATCTGGTTTCAGAGCTATTACAAGATCTACTATTTCAATCGATACTTTGGCTACATTGAATACTACATCGATCATTTATACTATAGAGGTGCTGCTGAGTTCTCTACAAGAGAAGCTGCAGAAGCGTATTTGAGAACGAAAGAATAAGCCTTTACAATCTGCAATCATAGTATTATAATGTTTCTATAAACAACAAGGAGTTTAGCATGCCAGAGAACTTCACAGTGCTTTTTGAGTGTGTTTCAGGATCTCGTCTCTATGGACTTCACGGAGAAGATTCTGACTTCGACTACAGAGGTATCTGTTTTCCTCCTGAGGATTCAATGCTCGGACTGAAGAGCTTTGAACAGCATGAGGAAAAGGATCCTGATAGAGTCGTCTACTCGCTCAGGAAGTTTATCAATCTTGCTCTTCAAAACAATCCGAACATCCTTGAGCTGCTCTATGTTCCCTCTGAGAACATCAAGGTGAGATCTCGCATCTATGATCAACTGTGCGAAAATCGGGAGAGGTTTCTCTCCAAGCGGATTTTCAAGTCCTACATGGGTTATGCACAAGCGCAACTTCACAGACTCGACAAATGTCATGTAGAAAACATGACGTCTAAGAGAAAAGAAAACGTGGAGAAGTTTGGGTATGACACTAAAGCTGCAATGCATCTCTTCAGGCTTCTCTTTCAGTGCAAGGAGCTCGGCGAGACGAGAACATTGACGCTTCCTCTTACAGGAGATAAAAGAAAACTTCTTCTTGACGTCAAGACAGGAGCATTCGCTCTTGAAGGAGTGAAATGGCTTGCACACGAATACTTCTTCGATCTGAGAGAATACGTAGAAGCAAAATCTTCACTTCCTGCAGATCCTGATTTCAACTTCTGGAATGAGTTCTGCGTGAATGCACACAAGGAGTTTTACAATGCCTCTAAGGTGTGACTTCTGTGGAAAGTTCGTGTCGTACAAGAACTTCGACGAATACACAGATTTTGGAGAATGTACAGATCCTGAACCACCGGATCCTATTGTTTTATGTCCTAAATGTTCTAAGAAAAAAGAAGATGCAATGGTCGCTATAGCTCATGTCTGTGGTGTTTGGATCTATGGCAAATGCCACAGACGTGCAGCTAAACGTCTTGGATTTAGACGTTGTGGACCTCGTTATGCAGCGTGGTACTATTTTAGAAATCCAGCCGATGAACTTCCACGAGACTGGGAATGGAGAGATGAATGAATAAAGATGACATTCTGAAAACGAATCAAGACATCGTCGATCTTCGTGAGAGCATCCTCAATGAATGCATTACTGCTTCTGATGGTGTCGTTCTCTTCAGAGACAGCATCGCTAACAGCATTCAAAATGCTCTTCTGAAAGCGTATGAGTTTGGTCACAGAGACGCTCGCAAGGTGATTCAAGCAGTAGCAGACAAACACGGTCTTAGCGAAAAGGGAACTATCAACTAAAGTTTAGGAGAACAGCATGAGAGTTAGATCTTACTTTCGCATTGAAGATAATCGTCCTGGATTTCCTCTTGTCATACGAGATCTTGGTGGCGAACTTGGATGCATGTCTGTTACAAATGACGCCGAAAGTGTGGTAGAATACTTGTATAGTGAAGGCGATCTTACCGATGATAGAAAGCTTTACTATTATGACACAGAGGGAGATCTTGACGAGATTGTCCACGAAAAGGGACAGTTTGTCAGATTCAACATTATAAGAGACGACAGCTCATGTGAGTTTTGCGAAAGGAACAAGAAATGAAAAAACTGGCGGTCATTTTACTTTCTGCTTTTCTATTATCAGCATGCGCACCTGTCGGAAAAGATGAAGCACCTCAAATGACAGATAATAAAAGCAAATCAAATATTAGGCTGATGTCTTCTCATACAGATGAAGGCGAAAGAACTACGACGAAGATAAAGGTCTTTTGTATTGATGGATATAAATATGTAGTAGTGGGGAAATGGACGGCCGATTCGGGAGTTTCAGTTGTCCAAGCATGGCATCAGCCCTTAGTGGCGGGAGGATACACTTCTCCGATACTGGAAAAATGTGAATAGGAGAAAACAATGTTGATTTCTTGTACTAATAACACAGTCGCAATGGTAGAGAAAATCGAAAATGGATACTTGATCTACGATCACTCAGATGAAAGCAACGTCAAAATCATCTATGTAAAAGATTTCGACATCACGATGTTGATGAATCTCAAGATCGATCATGAAAAGGCTCTTATCGAATTAGTGTCGAAGTTTCCAGTAGAGCAAGGAAAAATCCCTGCAATCAAAGCCGTTAGAGAGTACTGTGCAACTAACAACTATAGCAGATACCAGGGCTTGAAAGAAGCGAAAGACTTCGTCGAGCTTCAACGAGTTGAATGGCGTCCCAAGATGTGGTAGGAGAGAAAACAATGTGGGAAAAGATTGACGAGCATACAGAAAGAATGAGAATTCCAAGTGGATGGATTGTGAGATCCTGCGTTGTTTTGGCGAGCTCTACTCCATCCGTAGCGATAGATCAGGTGATTGTTGCTGATTCCACTCATAGCTGGGTAATCGATGTTCCAACAAAAACGCTTTCAAAGAGAGATAACTAATGCTGAAAACTATTTGGAAATTCTCGTTCGAAGTAACGGATTACGTTACTCTTTCGCTTCCTAAGGGTTATCGTATTCTCAAGGTCGACAAATGTCACAACAACGAAAATCCTAAAATGTGGGTAGAATTTCCACGTTTGAACGCTAATTTATTGGAGGCTGTACGCTTTAGGATTTTTGGAACAGGGCACGAATTTGACGATTCAAACCTCGAATTTGTAGCAACGTTTTTTGAAAGAATACCAGATCTTCTCTCAACTATGTCGGGTGACTATAGTGGAGACAGAGACGCTGTTGCAGTATGGCATTTGTATAAGGAGAAGTAAAATGATCGACGAAACAGGCGCAGAATACAAATCGGTAACTATTGAAAATCTTGACGGATCCAAGACGGTGATCAAACCTGGTCTCGGC